GACAGAGAAAGGGGCATTCCGCAACCACCCCTGTACTAAATGGGCGGCAGAGACGGTGGATAATGCCTACTGGCTCATCAAGTGGGGATTGAACTTGTGCCAAGAGTATACTTTACGATATAATAAACAGCATTCCTGTGAAGGAACACTGACTCACGCTTATTACCTTTTTCCTAAAGGTAAATTGACAGAGGTAACTCCTTTCGCACGAGCAATGCCTGAGGAATGGAAGTACGATAATACAATTGATACATTTGAAGCATACAAAAGGTATATCGCATCTAAATCTTGGGTGTCTGATAACTATCTTCGTATGCCACAACGCAAACCTAATTGGGTCTAAATTATGACAAGTGAATTTCTTTTTGTGGAGAAATACCGTCCTCAAGTAATTGACGATTGTATTCTTCCTGATGAAACTAAAAAAACATTTAAGGAGTTTGTAGAGAAGGGTGAGATTCCTAACCTTCTTCTAGCAGGACCTCCTGGTATTGGTAAGACAACTATTGCTAAAGCACTATGTAATGAACTGGGGGCAGATTATTATGTCATCAACGGATCCGACGAGGGACGTTTCCTGGATACTGTACGAAACCAGGCGAAAAACTTTGCTTCGACCGTCTCACTTACGGGATCTTCTAAACACAAAGTCATCATCATCGATGAGGCTGATAACACAGGCAACGACGTACAACTCCTACTACGGGCGAATATTGAGGCATTTTATAACAACTGCCGATTCATCTTCACCTGCAACTACAAGAACAAGATCATTGAACCTCTTCACTCCCGATGTGCAGTCATTGACTTCACAATCAAAGGAAAACAAAAGGTCCAACTTGCAAGAAGTTTCTTTCAACGACTTCAATCAATCCTGGATTCTGAAAGTATTGCGTATGATCAAAAAGTCATTGCGGAACTCATCAATAAACACTTCCCAGACTTCCGACGAGTCCTGAACGAATGCCAGAGGTATTCTACTGGTGGTAAGATTGACTCTAGTATTCTTGCATCTTTCTCTGATATTTCTATAAATGATCTTATTAAAAACCTTAAAGAAAAAAACTTCCCTCAAGTTCGGAAGTGGGTGGTGGATAATCTGGACAATGATTCTGGGGTACTTCTGCGTCGTACTTACGATGCTCTTCTTACATCCCTTGAAAACACTAGCATTCCTGCTGCTGTGCTCATTATTGCTAAGTATCAGTACCAGATTGCGTTCGTTGCAGATCAGGAAATAAACTTATTGGCAGCATTAACTGAAATTATGTGCGAGTGCGAATTCAAATGAAAGTGAGAACCTTCCCATTAAAAACCTGCCTTAGATATCCGGGTGGCAAATCTAAAGCAACTAAGACTCTTGCTCCTTGGTATCCTGAAAACTTTAAAGAATATCGGGAACCTTTTATTGGTGGTGGTTCTGTTGCCTTTTATACTACTCAAGCATATCCAGATGTTTCTGTATGGATTAATGATTTGTATGTTCCTCTTTATAACTTCTGGATTCAACTCCGTGATAATGGAGAAGAACTCTCTGAACGATTGAAGGAGATTAAAACCAAAGTATCTGACTTTGGAACACAAGATGAAAAAGATGCCGCCCACAAAGAATTGTTCAATCAAACTCGTGTAGATATCAATACTCAAGAAGGTATTGAACGTGCTGTAAGTTTTTTCATTTTGAATAAGTGCAGTTTTTCTGGATTGACTGAGAACAGCACATTTTCTGTAACTGCATCTCGTTCTAATTTTTCTTTCGTTGGTATTGAGAAACTAAAAAAATATTCCAAGTTGATGAAGAACTGGAAGATTACAAATATCGATTACTCTGAAGTGATGAATATGCCAGGAGATGATGTGTTTGTATTCTTAGATCCTCCTTATGACATTAAAGATTTTCTATACGGAAAAGATCGTGAGATGCACAAGTCATTTGACCACGATTTATTTGCCGAGAATGTTTATAAGTGCCCTCATAAGTTTATGATTACTTACAACGTTAATGAACGTTTGGAAGAACTCTACAAGAACTATGAACTCAACTACTGGAAGTTGCGTTACTCCATGGCGCATCGTGGAGACAAAGGAACTGATGATAATGTAAAGACGGAATTGTTGGTAACTAACTATCCAATTGTAAAAAGTAATCCTTTGGAGAGTATGCTTTATGCCTGAACTTAAAGATTGGTTAAACTCAATTAACTTCAACAAAGAAGATCTTACTGAATATACAAAGGATTATCCTCCATTTATTATTAACCGTTGTCTGTCTGGTCACATTGATTGTGTGATGTATGCAAATGAAATGAATATGTACTCTTCTTTGGATAAAGATATGCAATATTCATTCTATCTAAATAGTCTTAGGAAACGGAAGAGATTTTCTCCCTGGCTCCGTAAAGATAAAGTCAAAGATTTAGAATGCGTTAAACAATACTATGGTTATAGTAATGAGAAGGCATCTCAAGCTTTGAAGATTCTAAATAAAGAACAACTAGATTTTATTAAACAACGACTTGAAACTGGCGGAACAAAATGACTACTCAAACAATTGAACCTCAAGTAAACTGGTCTCCCGAAATGATGGTGGAGGTCGTTTTGAATGAACCTGATGACTTTCTGAAAGTGCGTGAAACTTTGACTCGAATTGGAGTTGCATCGAGAAAGGAGAAAAAACTCTATCAATCTTGTCATATTCTGCATAAGCAGGGTAGATACTATGTTGTACACTTTAAGGAACTGTTTGCTCTTGATGGTAAACACGCAAACCTTACTGTTAATGATGTTCAAAGACGCAACCGCATTACTCGTCTTCTTTCTGATTGGGGACTTATCACTGTAGTTAAAGAAGATTCTATTTTAGATATTGCTCCTTTGAATCAAATCAAGGTTCTTGCTTATAAGGACAAGGGTGATTGGATTCTTGAGCAGAAGTATAATATTGGTAAGAAGGGAAAGGTACAAGAGGCAGAATAAATAGTAGCGTGCCATTCGTGCGGCACTCTACAAAAGTCGGAACACCCTATAAGCAGGTACGGTTTTCTTCGTATCTGCTTTTTTCGTTTTGTGGTTAAATAGTAGTGGATGCCGAAAGGGTCCATACAACACAAACTCGCTTTAACAAGGAGCTACCATAATGAACAACCTTACCAGGTATACTGCTGCGGATCTTAATACCCTGATGGATAAGATCACAAAGAACAGTATTGGAATGGACGAATACTTTGATCGTCTTTTTAACCTTCACGAAACTTCAACAAATTATCCTCCATATAACTTAATTCAAGTAAATAATGTAGAATCTCATTTAGAAATCGCATTAGCAGGATTTAAAAAGGAGGAAGTACATGCGTTCACGGAGTATGGAAAACTTTTTGTCGAAGGTCAAAAATCCGATACAGATTCGGACAGGACATTTATCCACAAGGGAGTGGCTAGCAGAAGTTTTAAACGAGCGTGGACTTTATCCGACGACACAGAAGTACGGGAAGTCACCTTCGAAGACGGACTCCTCAGAATCGTCCTTGGAAAAATAGTTCCAGAGCATCACGCTCGTAAAGATTATCTATAAATATATTTGAATATCGTCGGCGCAGACGGGGAGGTAACTGGCACAATCCAGTTGACTTCCCCCTTTTTTGTTGATATACTGATTAAAGGAATTGGAGTATTATGACTGTAAAACTTGCACTTTTGAAGTCTGGTGAGGATGTGATATCAGACATACAAGAAATGGTTATAAAAACTGATGATGGTGAGGAAAAAGTAGTGGGATATTTTTTCACAAAACCATGTGTAGTAAAGTTACTTAACCCAGATAATCTTTCTGATGAAAATGGAAACAAAGCATTTGAAATAAGTATGTTTCCTTGGTTTCCTCTTTCAAAAGATACTAAGATTCCCGTTACTGCCGATTGGGTGGTAACATTGGTAGAACCAATTGAAAAACTAAAAGCAATGTATAGAGAAGGAGTTTTGGACTATGGGAAACATAAAGATTCTGGTACTGATGAACAATCAAATACTGATCAGCCAGATTGAAGAAGTTGGTGCTGATATTGGAGAACCAGATTGTAAATTAATAGAACCATTTATCCTTGATTGTAATACAGAAACTTTGAGTCCTTGGTTAGTTAGGATTACAAATCAAAATACATTTATGATTAATTCGGACAAAATTATTACAATTTCTGATCCTAAACCAACCCTTGTTGAAAAATACCAGAACTTGATTAAATGAGATTTTATACCAATGTGCAAATGATCGGGAATCAGTTTCTCGTTCGTGGTTATGATAATGGTAAACACGTAATGTTCAAAGAAGAGTTTTCTCCAACTCTCTTTGTTCCCAGTAAAAAAGAATCAAGATACAAAACTCTCGATGGTGATAATGTAGAACCTATAGTTCCTGGTTCTGTTCGAGACTGCCGAGAATTTTACAAAAAATATGAGAATGTAGATGGATTCAAGATCTACGGAAATGATCGTTATGTATTTCAATATATCTCAGAAAAATATCCGGAAGACGAGATAAAATTTGACATTACCAAAATCAAATTAACTACTCTCGATATTGAGGTGGCTTCTGAAAATGGATTTCCAGATACTGAATCTGCCTCTGAGGAAATTTTAACTATTACAATTCAGGATTATGCCACAAAAAATATTATTACTTGGGGTATAAACAAATTCAATAATAAGCAGTCAAATGTAAAGTATATCGAATGTGGTTCTGAGTATCAACTTCTTCAAAATTTTCTTGATTATTGGGCAAGAAATATTCCAGAAGTAATTACTGGATGGAATATTCAGTTTTATGATATCCCCTACATTTGTCGTCGTCTTAACCGAGTTCTTGGTGAAAAGATGATGAAAACTTTCTCTCCTTGGGGTCTTGTGAGTGAAAGGGAAGTAGTTATTATGGGTAGAAAGCAGATTTCTTATGATATTGGAGGAATTACACAACTTGATTACCTTGATCTTTATAAGAAATTCACATATAAAGCACAAGAATCTTACCGACTCGATTACATTGCTGAGGTAGAGTTGGGGCAGAAAAAACTAGATCACTCCGAGTTTGATACTTTTAAAGACTTCTACACAAAAGATTGGCAAAAGTTTGTTGAGTACAACATTGTTGACGTAGAACTTGTTGACCGTTTGGAAGACAAGATGAAACTTATTGAACTTGCTATTACTATGGCTTACGATGCCAAAGTAAACTATGCTGATGTATTTTTTCAAGTGAGAATGTGGGACAATATTATCTACAACTACCTTAAGAAAAGAAATATTGTTATTCCACCAAAGGAGAAAAGTGCAAAAGATGCTAAGTATGCTGGCGCATATGTAAAAGAACCAAAACCAGGAGTATATGATTGGGTTGTCAACTTTGACCTTAACTCACTATACCCTCACCTTATTATGATGTATAACATCTCACCAGAAACTCTGATGGATGAAAGGCATCCCACTGCTTCGGTTGATAGAATTCTCAATCAACAAGTGAGTTTTGAATTGCATAAAGATTATGCAGTTTGTGCAAATGGAGCAATGTTCCGTAAGGATTCTCGTGGAATACTTCCTGAACTTATGGAGAAGATGTACAACGAACGTGTTATCTTCAAAAAGAAGATGATCGAAGCAAAGAAAAAGTATGAAAAAACCCCCACCAAAGATCTAGAGAAAGAAATTTCTAGATGTAATAATATCCAAATGGCAAAGAAAATTTCACTTAACTCTGCTTATGGTGCCATCGGAAATCAATACTTTCGTTATTACAAACTTGAGAATGCGGAGGCTATTACTCTTAGTGGGCAAGTTGCTATCCGATGGATCGAAGGAAAAATGAATACTTATCTTAATAAAATTCTTAAGACTGAGGATGTGGATTATGTTATTGCTTCGGACACCGATTCTATTTACCTGAACATGGGTCCTCTGGTTGAACGTGTATTTGAAGGAAGAGAGAAAACCACTGAAGGTATTGTTTCATTCCTTGATAAGGTTTGTCAGATGGAACTTGAAAAGTATATTGAAAGTTCTTACCAAGAATTATCTGATTATGTAAATGCATATGATCAGAAGATGTTTATGAAACGTGAGAATATTGCTGATCGTGGCATCTGGACTGCAAAGAAACGGTATATTCTTAACGTGTGGGATAGTGAGGGTGTTCGATACTCTGAACCTAAACTAAAAATTATGGGTATTGAGGCAGTTAAATCATCAACTCCTGCACCATGTCGGAAAATGATTAAGGATGCACTTAAACTTATGATGAATGGAACTGAAGATGATGTAATTGACTTCATTGAAAAAAGTAGAAGTGATTTTAAAAAACTTCCTCCAGAACAAATTTCATTTCCACGTTCTGCTTCCGATGTGAATAAGTATAAGTCTAATTCTTCAATTTATGAAAAGGGAACTCCAATACACGTTCGGGGAGCACTTTTGTTTAATCATTATATTAAGGAGAAAAAATTAACAAATAAGTATTCTTTAATTCAAAATGGAGAAAAGATTAAGTTCTGCTATCTCAAAAAACCAAATTCTATTCACGAGAATGTAATTTCATACATTCAAGATTTTCCAAGAGAACTTGATATTGACAAATACATAGATTACGATTTACAATTTGAGAAAGCATTTCTAGAACCTATGAAAGTCATTCTTGATTCTATTGGATGGAGTGTAGAAAAAACTGTAAACCTTGATTCATTTTTTAACTGATGGACTTTTTAAAAAATATTATAAAAGAGATTGGTGATGACTACACTCAACTCGCATCTGATATTGACGAAAGTGAAACTTATGTTGACACAGGTTCGTACATTTTTAATGCACTGGTTTCAGGTAGCATATTTGGTGGTGTATCTGGGAATAAGATTACTGCTATTGCTGGAGAGTCTTCTACTGGAAAGACTTTCTTTTCTCTCGCTGTGGTTAAGAATTTTCTTGATACTAACCCCGATGGTTATTGTCTCTA